GGAACTTGAAGACCAAATGCTCTACATGACGCCGAGCGGCTACGTCGGCGAGGGTTCGCCCGACCGGGCCGATGCGCTCGTCTGGGCGCTCACCGAATTAATGCTCGGCTCCACGCGCAGCTACGACTTGTCGACGCTGTGAAGCCGCGCAATCCCCATACGCTCGCCGCTAAGCAGGCAAAGGCTGGGCCAATTCCCGATCGGCGCAAGGCTAAGCTCAGGCGCGCGGCCCGCAAAGCGGCGGCGGTAAGCAGGGTGAAGGAATAGCGCCACACCGCGCCCATGGGCGTCGTTCGCTACCTCTCCGACAGGCTCACAAACGCCCTCACCGGCTCCGGCACAAGCCGCGATCCGCGCATGGCCAACGCCTACGCCGCCCGCATCCTCTCCCAATCCGAGATCGCCGCCGCCTATTCCGGCTCCGGCCTCATGAAGCGCATCATCCGCCTGCCCGCCGAGGAAATGGTGCGCGAATGGCGGACGTGGGCGGGCGGTGACGAAAACCAGATTGCCGCAGTCCACGACGCCGAGAAGCGCTTCGCCCTGCCCCAAAAGGTCATGCAGGCCGAAATCCTGCGCGGGCTTGGCGGCGGGGCGTTCATCATGGGCCTGCCCGGCGATCCGCGCCAGCCCCCGCCCGAGATCGCCGGCGCGGCAGCGCCTCTCGCGTTCCTGCATGTCGTATCTCGCTGGCACCTCAGCTTCGCCCAACTCAACCAGGACGCCACCAGCGAGGGCTACGGCGAGCCGCTGATGTGGCAGCTATCCAGCGCGGGCGGGGTCACAGAGATTCACCCGAGCCGCGTCATCCCGTTCCGGGGCGATCGCAGCGCCAGCATGCTCCTGCACTTCTCCAGCGGGCTTGACCAGTATTGGGGCGAAAGCCGCGTCCAGCAGGTGCTTGACGCGGTGCAGGACAGCGACCTTGCGCGCCAATCCTTCGCCGCGCTCATTCACAAGGCGCGCTTGCTGCGCATCGGCATTCCCGATCTCATCAGCCTTGCCGCGACCGGCGACGGCGAGGCGGCGGTCATGAAGCGCCTCGCCATCCTCGCTACCGCCGAGAGCATCCACAACGCCACGATCTATGACGCGGGCAGCAAGGATGACGGCAAGGGCGGCGAGGTTATCACCGACGCAGAATACACCTTCGCGGGCGTCAAGGATGTGCTAGACAGCTACGGGCAGTGGGTGGCCGCCATTTCCGGCATCCCCGCCACGTTGCTCTTGGGCCGCGCCCCCGAAGGGCTCAATTCATCGGGCGATAGCCAGCAGAAGGACTGGCACAAGCGCGTGCGCTCCATGCAGACGCTCGAGCTTGCCCCGCTGCTTGACCGGCTCGACCCGCACCTCATCGCCGCCGCTGGTGCACCGCTTGGCGACATGTCCTATAGCTTCGACCCGCTCGACACGCCGGGCGAGAAGGAACGCGCCGAGATTTTCAAAGTCGAGATGGAAGCGGTCGAGAAGCTGCAAATGACGGGCGCCGTGCCCGAGCGCGCCTTTGCTGAGGGTGTCCAATCGCTGATGATCGAGCGCGGCTATCTGCCCTCGCTTGAGGCGGCTTTGGAGTCCATTCCCGAGGACGAGCGGTTCGGGATCGAACAGGGCGAGGATGATACGGAATCTCTGGGTGCGGCGGGCGAGGACAATACCGACCCCGCCGACCTTGGCGACTCGATGCCGCGCCCGCTCTACGTCAGCCGCAAGCTCTTGAACGCCGCCGATCTCATCGCTTGGGCGAAGGCCAACGGATTCGAAACGACCCTGCCCGCAGACGATATGCACGTCACCGTGCTCTACTCCAAGCGGCCCGTCGACCCCATGAAGATGGGCGAGACGTGGACAGGCGAGGATGACGGCGGTCTTACCATCAAGCCAGGAGGCCCGCGCGCGCTGGAACGCTTCGACGGCGGCGCGGTCGTGCTGCAATTTGCGAGCTGGTCGCTACAATCGCGTCATGAGCAGATGGTGCGTGAGGGCGCCAGCCACGACTATCCCGAATACCTGCCGCACGTGACGCTGAGCTATGAGGCACCCGAGGGCTTGGACCTCGCTGCGATCGTGCCCTACTCGGGCGAACTTCGGTTCGGGCCGGAGATTTTTGCGCCGATTGATGAGGATTGGAAGGCTAAGATAAAGGAGGCGGGCGCGTGACCCGCGATGTCCTGTCGGTTCTCGGAAATGTCGCCAGCGCCGGGCCGGATAGTGACCCGGTCGACATCCATCTCGACGGTTTCGACGCCGTTTTCATCGGCCGCACCGATGCAGGGCGCTTGGCTTGGAGCCTTGCGCAGAAAATCCCGTCATGACGCTTGATGCAATCATCGCAATCTGCATCGGCCTCGCCGGCTATTGGCTGGGCTACATCCTTGGCGCGTGGGAAGTGATCTCGCGCGCCAAGCGCTAGGCCCATGCGCATCCCGCTCGCCGCCATGACGAAGCGCGCCCGTCCGGGCACGCGCCGCAAGGCCATCACGCTCCAACCCATCCGCTTGCCTGCGACCCGCGCGACCGACCTCTACCGCGCGGCCTACGCGCCCGTCATCGCGATCTGGCAGGCCGCCTTGCCCGGAATTGTGGCGGAGTATGAGCGCAGCTTGGGCGAATTGACCCGGGACAGCGCCGCCACGCTCGAAACGCAGATCGAGACCAGTGCCACGCAGGTCGGTGCTTTCATCCTGACCGTCCGCGCCCGCATCGAAGGCTGGGCCCGTCTCGCCGAGGCATTCCACCGCGCCCGCTGGCGGCGCACCGTCGAGGCCGCCACCGCGATCGACCTCGCCACCATGATCGGGCCGCAGGACGTGCGCGAGACGCTGGAAACGGTGATTGCGCGGAATGTGGGCCTTGTCCGCTCGGTGAGTGACGAGACGCGCCGCCGGATCGCGGACGCGGTCTTTCGCGGCTTGCAGGCTCGCACCCCGCCTCGCACCGTGGCGAAGGAAATTGCCGAGGCCGTGGGCATCGGGCGAAAGCGGGCGCTCAGGATCGCGGCTCATCAAAATGTGGTGCTGTCGTCTCAGCTTAATGAAGAACGCAGGCGTCAAGCTGGAATTACGGAATGGATCTGGGTTCACAGCCGCAAAAGGCACCCACGCTTGGAGCATCAAGAGCGAGACGGCAATCTTTACACCGACGATCCCTCAAAGGCAGGTCGCGAATACGAAGGCAAGACCATTCGCCCCGCACCGGAAACGCGTCCTGGCGAGGAAATCAATTGTGGCTGCACCAGTCGCGCATTGCTCGTGCTGGAATAGTCACCGACTTTCGGCGGCGGGAATAGCCCTCGCGCCCGCGCGGCGCTTGCCTTAATCACACATTCTGCTAAGAAAAACAGGCCGGAAACGAGGGTGCAACCTCGCTCCGGCCCTGACCAACACCGCATTAGGAGTGCGATATGGCTGAAGTCCTCATACGCAAAAGAATCTTGCCTGAAAACCCTGTGGCGGTTGGCAAGAGGTTCACCCGTTTAGTCGTCATTGAGGATGACTGGGAGCAAGTAGGCAGCACAGGACGCGTTGCCCCGATGCTCAAAGTCCGGTGTGATTGCGGCACTGAAAAGTTTGTGAGGCCATCAGCGTTGACGCGTGGCACCACTGTAAGTTGCGGATGTCTGCACAAAGAGCAGGCGAGAGATCTTTGCCTTTCCCGATCCACGCATGGGCACGCAGGCAGAAACAGAACTGCTGAATATCAAGTATATTACGGTATGTTAGCGCGTTGCTATAATCCGAATGCCGGGAAGTATGCCGACTATGGTGGACGCGGAATCACGGTTTGCGAGCGGTGGCGCGGCGAAGGTGGTTACGAGAACTTCCTTGCTGATATGGGGCGTAGGCCAATCGGGGGTTCGCTAGACAGGATCGACTTCAACGGACCATACTCACCCGAGAATTGCCGCTGGGCTACAATGAGGGAGCAAGCGAACAATAGGCGAAGCAATCGTGTCATCGCGTATCAGGGCCGGTTGCAAACTCTTGCACAATGGGCAAGGCAAACTCGCATCAAGCCTGCTACTATCTTTGATCGATTGAATCGCGGGTGGCCTGTCGGCCAAGCCCTTGGGTTTCAGGAAAGGCGCTAATTCTTAGCGGCGGGAAATGATTGTGCCGCCCCGCTTTAACGCGGGGCGCATGATCTTTTGCGACACCTTGACTTTGGACGCGCCGCGCCGTTTGCGCGATGGGTTCGTTGCTGTCAGAGCAAGGTCCGCGAGGCTCGGCGTCTACGATTACGCAGGCCGCGAGATCGATCCCGAGAACAAGCACGGCCTGCGCGACAAGGCCAGCGTGAAGGTGCTGCGCGACGAAAATACCGTCTTTGACGAGCGCGCCGTTCGCAGCTTCATCGGCAAGCCGATCACCGACAATCACCCCGCCGAGCCGGTCACCGCCGACAACTGGCGCCAGCACGCGCGGGGCACCGTCATGGGCGCGGTGCGCGACGGCGACTATCTCGCCTTTGACCTCTTGCTCGCCGATGCGGACGCGATCGCCAAGGTGGATGCGGGCAAGCGCGAGCTGTCCAACGGCTATCAGGCAGACCTCGAGTTCGGGCGCTTCACCGGCCCGAACGGTGAGGTGTGCGATGCGCGCCAAGTCAGCATTGCGGGCAATCACGTTGCGATCGTCGACCGGGGCCGGGCCGGTTCCGAATGCGCCATCCGCGATGCGGCGGTGTGCGATGCGATCACCGCTGCCGAACTCTCCACCTTCAAGACCCTTTTTGACAGCAAGGAGCCGAAAATGGCTGGAACTATCATCGTTGACGGCCTGCCGGTTTCGCTGGCCGATGAGGCGGCGGTTCGCGCCGTGCTCGACAAGAAGGACGCGGCCATCGCCGCGGCCCAGCAGGCCCTCGCGGACGCAACCGCCGCCCACGACAAGGCAATGGGCGAGAAGGATGCGGAACTCGACGAGATGAAGAAGAAGGTGGTCGACCAGGCCACCATCGACGCACTCGCCGATGCCAAGGCCGAAGTGGTAGCCAAGGCTAAGGCCGTGGTTGGCGACAAGCTCGGCGACACCAAGGGCAAGACTGTTGCCGAGGTGCGCCGCATGGCTCTCGACGCCGCCAAGATCGACGTGACCGACAAGTCGGATGACTACGTCGAGGCCCGCTTCGATGCCATGACCGCCGACGCCAAGCCCGCGCCGGTCGCCAACATCGCCCCCGCTGCCACCGTCATCGCCGATGCCCGGAGCGCCATCGACGCTCTGCGTTTCGCCCGCCTTTCGTAAGGAGCGCTTGCAATGCCCACCCTTCAGAGCACTTATTCCGACAACCTGCCGGTCGCCTACGCAGGCATGATCGCCGATGGCGAAACGTCGAACCGCATCTCGCGCACCGTCGAGACCGCGTTCGGTATCGGCTTCGGCGTGCCCGTCTATCGCGGCTCGGGCGATCACGGCTGCACCAGCACCGTGGGCACCCTTGCCACGTTCCTCGGCTTCACCGTCGCCACGCAGGGGCTGCAGAATGTCGCCGGCCAGACCGCCGACCTTTACCAGCAGTATGACAATGCCACGATCCTGACCTCGGGCGCCATCTTCGTGAATGTGACCGGCGCAGTGACCGATGGCGCGGCGCTCACCGTGGGCACCGGCGCTGGCGCGGCGGATTTCATCGGCGCTACCGCAGCGGACGCCACCCACATCGCAACCGGCTGGGTCGCCGACCAGACCGTCACCAACGGCCTGTGCCGTATCGTCAAGCGCTAAGGAGGCGTGAAACAATGAACGCGATCACCAATCTCTACGACGCCTCCGCCGGGATCAAGGATCCGGCGCTGTTCATGGCCGCCGACGCGGACGTGAAGCGCGCGGTCATCTCGGCATGGGCGGCCGACAACGCCCGCCATGCTGCAACCTTCGCGGACAAGGTCGACGCCTTCTTCTCGAATGACCAAGTCGGCATCGCCTTCCTGATGCCGCAGCTGCACCGCATCGAGGCTGAGGTCTACATGACCCGCTATCCCTCGTTCGACATCACCCCGTTCATGCCGGTGGTCAGCGACGGCGACATGTGGGATGTCGGCACGCTGGTCTATTCGATGGACAACGTCGGCTCGGCCGAGTTCCTCTCGGGCGGCGCCTTCGACGTGCCTTACGCTTCGACCACCATGTCGCGGGCCACCCGCAACTTCCACCTCGCCGCGATCGGCTACGAGTGGAACACGCAGGAAATGCAGCGCGCCGCCAAGCTGGGCCGCTCGCTCTCGGCCGACAAGGCGCAGGCTGCCGTGATGGCCGCCGACCGCTTCATCTACGGCATCGCCATGACCGGGCAGAACGCCCGCGGCGAGAACGAGAAGGGTTGGACCGGCTTCACCAACCTGTCGGGCGTGACCTCGGCGCAGGTGGCGGCGGACGGCACGGGTTCTTCGCGTCTGTGGACGGCCAAGACCCCGGACCAGATCCTGCGCGACATCAACGCCGCGCTGACTGCGGTCGAGACCGGCACCCGCGCGACCTCGATCGCCGACACGCTGGTTCTGCCGACCAGCGCCTACAACTACATCGCCACCACGCCGCGCGCGTCGGGTTCGGACATGACCGTGCTGTCCTACCTGCGTGCGAACAACGTGTATGGCCCGAACCTGACCATCCTCAAGAGCCGCGCGCTTGAGACGGCGGGCACCGGTTCGACCACCCGCCTGGTGGCCTACGAGAAGAGCCCGCAGGTTCTCCGCTTCCTTCTGCCCGCACCGCACCAGTTCCTGCCGGCGTTCCAGAAGTCGAGCCTCGTTTACGAGGTCGCTGGCATCATGAACGTGGGCGGGCTCGACCTGCGCCTCCCGAACGCGATCATCTACCGCGACAGCTTCTAAGGAGGAGGCCACATGGCACAGGTCAAGAACATTAGCGATGGCCCGCGCGGCGCCTATCTCAGCAAGGATCTTGTGATCGCCGAGGTGGGCGAAGTGATCGAGGCCGACGACTTCGCGCCGGAATGGTTCGAGGAAGTGGAAGCCTCGAAGCCCGCGAAGGGAAAGGCGGCGGCTGAACCCGCCAAGGAATAACGGCGCCTCGTCAGCGTCAGGGGGAGCCCCGCTCGGGAAGCCGGGCGGGGCTTTTTTCATGGCGGTAATATCTACCGCCGCAGGGGACAATGAACAGGTATGGCAACCGCGCCCACCGTCACTGATTTTCGCACTCGCTACCCGGCCTTCGCTGCGGTGGCCGATGCGACCGTGACCTATTGGCTCACCGAGGGGTTTGCGGAGGTCGCCAGCTGGGCCGACGCCGATCAGCCTCGCGCTGCGATGGCCTACGCCGCGCACAAGCTGGCAGTGCAGGCGGGTGCCGTTCCCGAGGGCGTGACCAACTTCAAGTCGGGCACCTTCTCCGCGTCCTTCAGCGATGCGCAAGCAAGCCGCACCGGCTTTGCTGCGACGATCTACGGGCGCGAGTATCTTGACCTCGCCCGCCGGAGCTTTGCCGGCCCCCGCTTGGCATGGACACCGCCCGCCAGTGTTTGACGCCGCCTTCGCCTCGATCGCTGCCGGGTTCTCGCAATTGGCGGGCGGCCCCTTCGTGGATGCTGTGGCGACATGGCCGGGCGCGCCTGTCTATGACACCGGCGGCTCGATCGTCACGCCCGGCACGCCTGCCAGCTACGCCTGCAAAGCGCAATTCGATGCGCCGACGCAGCAGATGCGCGAGGCTGAGGGCTTTTTGCAGACCGATGTGCGCATTCTGGTGCTCGCAGCCTCGCTCCACGCTTCACTTGCGCCCGCGCTTGATACCGCCGCCGAAATTGTGGTGGCGAGCGGGCCTAACGCCGGACGGTGGGCGCTGCTCACCTGCCAGCGCGATCCAGCTGGCGTGGGTTACGAGTGCGCCGGTCGGAGAGTTAGCTGACATGGCCCGCTCCCCCGGAATGCGCGAGCACCTGCGCCGCCTACAACGGCTATTAAGCGCCGAGGTTATTCGTGCCGCAGGGGCCGCAGTTTATGAAAGCGCCGACGCGATCCGCGCCGAGGCATTTCGCTCGATCAGCGCGGGCTCGGTTTCGGGTGCGGGGCATGTGCCGTCTCGCCCAGGCGAACCGCCGAACCGCGATACGGGCGAATTGCAGTCCAAGATCAAGAACGTCGAGACCGGCCCGCTCACTGCTGAAGTGCGCAGCGAGGCCGAATATGCCGCCGCGCTCGAGTTCGGCACGTCGCGCATGGCCGCCCGCCCTTACATGCGTCCGGCGCGCGATAAGGAATTGGAGCCGTCACAGCGCCGCCTCGCCCAGCAAATCGACCGCCTTATTCGAAGGAGTGGAAGCTAATGCCTACCATCACCCTCGCCCAATCTTGGGCCTACCGCACGCCGCTCGCCACCATCGACTTCCCGGCGGGCGAGCATGAGGTGAGTGAGGACATCGCGGCCGCCGCTCTCGCAGACTCCAAGGCACAAGCCGCCATCATTGAACAGGAGACCGGCAATGACGGGATTGCAGCGCCTCGTGCGCCGCGCCGTGCTGCAAAGGCTGAAGGCTGATGCGGCGCTGACGGCCCTTGTTCCGGCCGCATCCATTTATCCGCAGGCCGTGCCGGGGGAGCCTCTCTGGCCTTTCATCAAGCTTGGCCCGACAGGCACGCTTCGATTGCGGGCGGCTTGCGTCAACGGCGGCCTGGTCACAGTCGATATTCATGCCTTCGCCCGGGCGCGAGTGAGCGGCGGCGCGACAGTCGAGACTGCCGAGGATCATGCGTCCCGAATCGGCGCTGCGATCGAAGCGGCGCTGTCTGATCGGCACCTGACCCTTGAGGGCGGTGCCGACGCCCACATCGAGCTCGGTGACATCCGATTGCTGCAAGACAGCGAGCCGGACGCATTCCATTGGTTCGCCCAGCTCAATGCGCGGGTTCTCGCCGGCTGAGATTGTGGTAAGCCAAGGGCATGACGACGCCCGCGCCCGATGGCAATGCCCTCGCCATGATCCTGATAGCCGAGCTGCACCGCGTCGGATGGTTCGATCATGGCAATCTCGCCAGCATGGCCCGGCGGCTTGAGCTTGTGGGCGAAGATGATCTGGCGGCGCGTGTCCGCTCCCTGCCCCTTTCCAACGCACTAACCGATCCCGAGGCGATGCGCGCGGGCATATACAGCATTAGCGGCGGGAAAGACGATCCCGAATAAGGCCTAGCCCCTTCGCAATTGTCACGCGAAGGAGCCGCCTGTGTCCCTCCCCACCGAGTTCGACTTTGCCCTCATCAAGATGGGCGACGGTGCCACCCCGACCGAGCTTTTCACCACGATCTGCGGAATGCAGGACGTGACCCTCAACGAAACCGTCAACACCAACGATCGCTTCGTGCGCGACTGCGCCAAGCCGGGCGAAGTCCCGCAGCGCCGCGTGCAGCCCTCGGGCAAGCAGACTGACCTCACGGGCACCGGCCTCACCAACGCCGACAATATCGTCAGCATTCGCGCCGCGCTGGGTGTGTCCAAGAATTACAAGGTCGAGGTCTACAAGCGCGACGGCACCGATGCCGGCGATCTGCTCGGCACTTTCTCGGGCAAGTTCGTGATGACCGCGGCGAACCTCAACATGTCGCTCGAAACGCCTGGCAGCGCCGAGATCACGCTCGCCAGCGACGGCGCGCTGACCTACACGGCGGCGCCGTAAAGGGCAATCCAATGGCTGACACGGCGGTCACCTTCGCGTTCGCCGATGGCGAATACCGCTTCTGGTTGCCGCTGCCCGAGGTGGTGGAGTTGGAGCGCAAGACCGGCTCATCGATCCTTGCCATCGAAGAACGGCTGCGCGCTGCCATCGGTGCCGATGGCTCGGCTGACGAGGCCAACCCCCTTTTCGTCTTTCTCGGCGGCGGATCTGCCACGATCGCCGATGTTCGCGAAACCTTGCGGCTCGCGCTGCAAGGCGGGGGCGGCGGCTTGGTGGATGGCGAGCAGATCGAAGTTGGCCCGATACGCGCGCGGCAACTCGTCGACGCCTATGTCTACCCCGCTCGCCCCTTTGCCGAGGGCGTCGTCCAGGCATGGCGCGTGCTGCACGCGGCCATCCATGGCATCCAGCTTTCCCAAAAAAAAAGTCCCGAGGTAGCGGAAAGCCTGAACCTTTCCGAAAAGGCCAGCTGATCGCGAACTGCGGCCAGCTTGGGCTCGATTGGCGGCAGACCGACCTCTCCGATTATCTCGAGGCGCTTGAGGCCCACAACGAGGCCCACGATCCCGAGGCGGCCAAGCACAAAGAGCCGACGCCGGAATTGTCCGCATTCGTGAAGGCGCACATGGGCGGCGGGAACGGCGCGGCGGCGAAGGGATAGGCGAAAGCTATGGCCGAGATCGATCCCGTCATTCTTCAGCTTCGCGCCGATGTTGATCGCTACATCCGCGACCTGCGCCGCGCGCAGGGCGACAGCGACCGCCGGCTGCGCGACATCGAGAACAGTTTTCGCCGGTCGAGCGACGGCATCAGCGCCAGCCTCAAAGGCATTGCGGGCGCCCTCGCGGCGGGGTTCACGGGCCGCGAGCTTATCGGGCTGATCGACCAGTTCACGCGCTTTCAGAACAGCCTCAAGGTGGCCGGGCTCGAAGGCGAGAACCTTGCCGCAGTGCAAGAGCGCCTGTTCCAAAGCGGGGCCAAGTATGGCGTCTCTGTCAACGCCCTGGCTGATCTTTACGGCAAGGCCGAGCAGGCCGGGCGCGAGCTTGGCGCATCGCAATCGGAATTGCTGACCCTTACC